ACAATCGCATCGGCCTTGGTTGCAAGATGAGTTGCTAAGTTGGCATTCAATTGTTCAAGTTTTGTGCGAATGCTGTTGATAGTAAGTGGAATATAACTGAGTTGTTCACGCGATGCAGCAAAATCCAGATCGCCAATACCAAACTCGAGTACAAGTCCGCAGTGTAGAAGCGATGCTAGTTCGCCAAAGTGCTTTTCTGCTTCTGGAACATTATCTAATGGATATGCAATGTTACCCATTACTGCAATACATTCACGATCATTATCGCTGCGAACGTGTACGCCCGGAACAACATTCAGTTCTTTGTATTTTACGCTACGATGCTCGAATGTATTATCGCCAGTGATGATAGGTTTATGTTCAAACCAATAAAATACATTATGTGCTTCATTAGCGAAACTGCGATAGTCATAGCGATCAGTAACGCTAAACTTTACTTCAACGCCATTACCTTCATCAGTAAGTTCTTCAGACATTTCTGCAATAGAAGGCACACCTACTTCGTTAATGAATGCACTATAGATACGTTTGATGCCATTCTTAATAGCAGTTACAGTAAAGTTTTCTGTATAGCTGAATGGACTTTTGCTGCCCAAACCTAATGCACCAATAAATGCATTAGAATCAGTCTTGGTAGATTCAAAATAAGTTGTGTAGATATTAACAACTTGATCACTATCTAAACCGAGTCCAAAATCGCGTACAGCAAACCACGGTTCGAGATAGGTAGGAAGATGTACCTCAAATGGCACATCTGCTTTACCTGCACCTACGTGACTATCAACTGCGTTACAGCTTAGTTCACGAACAATGGCCTTAATCTTGTTACTATATAATCCGCTGGACAGAATGGCAAAAGCCTTAGCTGAATTACGGATTCTAAATTCACCAGTGGTACCTACATTTGATAGGACTACTTCATTAACTGCTACGTCAAGCTTCATTTGTGTGTTCTTTCTTTGTTAACAACGTCCTTCTATTATGCTACAAATAGTGGTTTGTGTCAAGTGGTGATAAATAGTTTACATTGTGGAAATAGTTCCACTTTGAATGATGGAGATCCCTCGTAGAGGAGTACCCATTCAAAAGGAAAATATTATGGGAAAGCCAATTCAGAAAAAGTGGTTCGGTCCAGCGACCTTATCAGGAAGTCAAATTGTTGTAGATGGCGTTAAATTCGCCGATGGTACAACAGCAACAGGTGCTTATATTGTTAAGCAAACAGGTTCTGCAGCTTATATCGTACAAGATAGCGCACTAGCACATGATCCAGAAATCGTATTTATGGTTAATGCTACAGCAGTAGGTGGATTAAATCCAAGCGAATGTTTTATTACTGCGGTACCATTTGGTGGATCAGCGGTACCTTGCGCGAAAATCGCTCAATATCGCGTTGACTTATATGAGGCAGATGGTTCGGTTGATAGCTATAGTTGGTCAACATTACCAGCAGGTGCACCAGGCGAAGCTGATTTAATTACAACAGCAGGTGCAGGTGGAGCAATATTAAGCATCACCCCGGGTGCTGCAGGATTCGGTTACTTTACCGCTCCTTCAGTAACATTTACAGGTGGTGGCGCAGGTGGCGCAGCACATACAACAGTGCTTAACGGTGCTGTAGCAACCTATGTGATTGATTCAGCAGGTATCGGGTATGATGGTGGCATGATTATCGATGCTCCTTCGGCACCAGTTACTGCTACATGTGCAACTGGTTTTGCAGTTGCCGGCGTAGTAACAACAGGTTCGATTGCAGTAACACTACCAGGTGGATACTATGCAGTAGCACCGGTGGTCACAGTGGTCGGTGGTGATGGTACAGCTACAGCTCATGCAACAGTCGTGGCAGGTGCAGTTGCAACAGTCATTGTTGATACAGGTGGAACAGCTGGTTATACAACACCGGTTGGTATCACTATTGCTGCTCCGCCAGCAGCAGTACAGGCAACAGCTTCGGCTACAGTTTCTGTCTAACAGAAATTTTGCTCAACAAAAAGCCCACTTTATGTGGGCTTTTTCTTTATGGTCCCGCTAGGTGGAATCTAACCACCATCTAAGGTTTAGGAAACCCCTATACTATACATTGTACTATAGCGAGATGATTGGCGGAAGAATGAGGTCTCGATCCCCATGCTGTATTTCAAACACGACCTGTTTTCGAGGCAGGCTTGTCACCCTGGACAATTAATCTTCCAATAAATTATTTATCTACGATCATCATGGTCTCGGCCACGATCGTAATTGTTTTCACGATCCCATCGACGTTTCTTTTCGGGCTCGTTATCTTCTTTCTTGTGGCGACGAACACGATATTTCTCCTCATGATCGTCATCCTCATCGTATTCGTAGTCGTCCACATACGGTGATTTTCTCGGCATAATTTCCTCGCTAAGTAGATATTACTTATCTAATAATAAAAATTATAGAGATATTATTACTATATGTCAATCTATAATCGACATGAATTCAAGTGTACCATCGGGGTATTCAAAAAGCCCAATGGTCTCTATCTTCTTACCTGCAAATGCCTTATGTCTCGGTATTTGCGAAACTTTCAATACAAGAACATTCTTTCTATACGTCTCTGTTATCTTAATAATAGTACCTTTGAATCCTTCAAATGTTAGTGTACTACCTTCTTTAAAAAATGATGCCATGCTACCTTGAATATAATGTTACTACGGGTACCCAAATAGTAGAATGTCTTACAATTACATCCTGTATAAAGAGTGCCAGTTCTTTTGGATCTATCTTGTTCATTGACACATGCTTCATGCTATCTGTATCTACGAAACTCGGTTTAATGCAAGTTACCTTGCATGATTTATGTGAATTAGACATGTATATACTAGCACTTTCTAATGCTTGTTTCTGTATCGCATATCGAAAATGCGGATAGGTACTATTATGTACTAAATCAGAAGCTCTTGAACTGATATTTACTATAATCTTATTCTTATCTTTCCAATTTTCCCAAAAAGTATATAATAGATACAATTGTCCGAATTCTGATTCGGCATTATTAATGAATACATCAGCATCCTGTGCTTCAGAGAAAATTCTATCTCTATCAGTAGATGATGTTATATCATAGCCGATTGATTTTGAAAATACCAATACATCTGGAAAGACACTTAATAAGGCTTTCCCAATACCTCTAGTGTGCCCGGTTATAGCAACTTTCATTCTAATCCCTGTATCTTACTTGCGGCTATCATTCTGGCCGCAATTTCTTCTGCACGGGCCTGTATATCGGATTTGGTCATACCTTCTTTTTTCCTTACCAATGCATCTCTTATCCACTGAGGGAAATGAGATCCTTCTAGATTAGCAAGTTGTTCAGCGGTGTAATTATCCAAATTATCGAGTACAACTTGTACATCGGGTTTCTTCTTCATTTTATTAAAGAATGAATCTCTATTACCGCGTGGTCCTAGTGCATAACTTCCGTCCATATCAATACACCATTTTTGATTTATCGAATTCAAAATAATATACGCGACCATTTCCGTATTGGCTGGGAGGGTATTGATGCATACCTTTACAGTCACTATCTTTGTAGAGATACATTCTGCCTTCCAGGAAGAACATAATTGCTAGATAATCCATACGTTTAATCTCAGCAGATTTCTTGTACTGTTCGAATTTATCATCTACTGTGAAACATGTCATCCCGTTGATAGGGTATGTCTTATTCTTAGATTTTACATCAACTAGATATGTACCTTTATTAGGATTCTTATTATAGACTGCAAAATCGGGGAGAACTAATTTACCTTCTGTGCCGCATAGTCGTGGACCAGCAAATTCTCCATGCTTTTGTTGACGGAGATCTTCGACATAACTATTGTGTGTCACTAAGTACGGATAGACAATATTCTCTGCGTCTATCCCCATATCTAATTTTTCTTTAAAGTTTTCTGATTGCATCTCTAACCTGCATTAAAGTAATACCGAGTAAATTCTGGCCACGCCAGGTTGTTTGATCTAGTGCGCGTGGATCATCTTCGGCAAGACCTATACCCCAAATTCTATCAACAGGGCTTGCTTCAACAATAATAGTATCGCCTGTGTTCAATAATGCTTCTTTCAATAAAGGATTTTGATTGAACTTTTCAAATAAGCCTTCGACCATTATGTTTACTCGTTTTGCTGCCCAGGTAGCTTCATCGTAATTAGCTACCATTCTGCCTAAATCTTTCTGTTCTTTGGGGTTACCGGTTAGTAGAATAGCGTGAGCAGTATTAACATCACCGAACATGATGGCTTTCTGATACATCATGTACTGTTCGCCGCGGGAAAAGGAAATACCATTATGAGTAAAAATACTAGGATACCAATTAGAAAATGGTGATCTATTTTGCCAGAAGAATGTAAAATTGTGTGTCATTTGTTTCTTTCATTAAATTTGGTACCCCGTAGTGGATTCGAACCACTGTAAACAAGTTTAGAAGACTCGTCACCAAATCCATTGGACGGGATATTGTTTGGTACCTGCTAGAGGAATCGGACCTCTGTATCGACAATGTCAATGTCGTGTTCTACCATTGAACTAAGCGGGCTTATTTTATTCTCTTTGAACGAAAGGTATCTTTGATTCTTTCGTGGAAAAATCTGCCTTTTGATGGTGCATTTACCCATCTTTCAAATGTTGTTCTTGTTGCTCCAGGAATAGAATATGATTTACCATTCGACAATCTCATTGTAATGATTTTGTTTGGTCGATTATATGTTAAATCTGTGATCCAGGCCGATTCTACTGGTTTCTCTGTTAAAAATTCTATTGCTCTCATCCATTATTTATCTTTAGACTTACTTCGTCAAATTCTTTACAAGCAATACCTAAGTCTAAAAATGCATCTTGTAATTCATAAACTTTTTCTACCATTAGTTTAGACATTTCGTTTGCTGCTTCTAATGGCAGCAGCGATTGTCTATATGCATCACATTCCATTTGCAACATGCGTAAATCATTTCTGTTAGCAATTGGTGCCTTAGCAATTTCGGAATCTAATAAATCTTTTCGTTTACGTTCAAATTCCTCAGGATGATCCCTATATAAATTAGCCCATTCATCGAAATCAAATTTTATCATGATGTTGTAGATATATTCAGTATAGCTTTTAATAACATGCTACCATTACAATAATATCTCTTGCGAGATACCGTGGAATCGAACCACGTCCGGTCTTTTATGAAAAGTTATTTTATTGCTGTAACTATACTTTAAAAATTATTTATGTCTGGGCAGAGGTTGTGGTAATAGTACACCCATTATCGGCATAGTACGCCGTTAATATCACCCAATCTGGTCGGCTTAATTTAGCGTCTAGCCAATTAATAGCATTTAATTCTGTATCAAATACATATAATTCTTCAGCCACGTCATCACTCGGTATATTGTGTACGTACGATACCCATCCGGCACTTAATCTATTCCATGTATATATTGCTGCTTGGGTCGAGGGATTGTACTGGCTAGATTGTTTATACCATGGGGTAGTAGCAGGTTTAGTTGTGATTACTGTAATCGTATATGTCATAATATCTCTCTTATTTCTCTTATTTGGTAGGAGCACTAGGAATCGAACCTAGGACGTGCGCCAATCTAGCGCCAATTGCCGGGGTATAAGGCCGGAGTTTTACCATTAAACTATACTCCCAAATTATTTAAGGTGCTGGCGGTACAGCCTTTGTTGCTGCTGTCTTAACCTTTGTCCATATCATCATCCAGAATGGAGCAAAAGCTGCACCAACTGCGACACCGATTGCAAATTCAAACATATTATCTCCTTTTGCACATATAGTGCTAAATGTTATTTATCTCTTATAAATAGTTTTATGAATAAAAACTTCTGCGTTATACCCTGGATAAGTCTTCACACATACCCGGACGGTAAAGTGGCTCCGTGTAGTGTGTGGAATACAGAGTATAGCACAAATAATATTAAAAGTTACACCTTTCAAGGAATTACCAATTCTAAAGAATTTAAAACTATCAGAAAAGATATGTTAGATAACAAAATAGTAAATGGATGTTCATTGTGTTCTAAAAATCCTACTCTTAAAAATCACTATAACAATTCATTTAAAGATGAAATCCCGAATATCATTAAAAATACAAACGTAGATGGGTCATTGATAAACAAATCAGAAATGTTATACATGAATATTCGCTATAGTAATTTGTGTAATTTTAAATGTCGTACCTGCTGCCAGGTACACAGCAGTTTAATAGCACAAGAAAATAAATGCACAATACCAGTAACAGAAATATCTAGATATATACCTAATTATCTAGATATTATCTCTGAAGAATTAAAAACAGTTAAATGGATAAACTTTGCTGGTGGAGAAAGTACTCTTATAGCCGAACATTGGGATATTTTAGATAAATTAATCGATCTCAATAGAACTAATATTGCTATTACTTATATTACCAATCTAAGTAAATTAACCTATAAAAATAAAAATCTAATTGATTATGCTAAGAAATTTTCAAAATTTATAGTAATATGCAGCATTGATGCATCACATGAAAGGGCAGAACTATATAGGCACGGTACCATATGGAAAAATACAGAAAATAATTTACGTCTTCTAAAAGAATCTAAGATTACGTACAAAATACATTGTACCGTGGGTGCAATGAATATACATCATGTTACCGATCTGCAGAAATATCTTTTAGAGAACGAATTAATTCAGCCGGAGAGCTTTAAGATTAGTATGTTGGTATCACCGAAATATTTAAGTATCAAGATATTACCACTAGATTATAAAATAGAAATTGCTGATAGAATTGAGAAACATATAGAGTGGCTGACTTCTATTAATCATTCATTCGATCAATGGGAGAATATTATAGAGTTCATGAAGGAAGATGATTCTCATATGCTCCCGGAATTTCTAGAATACAATAAAAAACTAGATATATTAAGAGATCAAAATTTTCTTAATGTGTTTCCTGAATTACAGAAAATATTTGGAGCGGGATAGGAGAATCGAACTCCTTTAACTAGCTTGGAAGGCTAGGACACAACCAATATGCCAATCCCGCAAATTTATATTACCCTATGATATTATCTCTATTCCCTATGAATATAGACATCAGGGAGGGCATCTTGCTCTTAAATATAGATAATTTTTATTACACTATCTATAGAACTAAATTTGGTGCCCCCGTGGTGAATCGAACACCAGATCCCCGCATTACAAGTGCGGTGCATTACCACTCTGCTACAGGGGCGTAATCTTATTTATATCTTATTATAACAGACTATTAAGAATTGGTCAATTTATTTGTACAGGTAGCAAAATTACCTTGTTCTAGATTAAAAGATAAAGTACTCACATAAATAACTAAACTACCGGAAAGCCTAATCAATGAAGAAAAATAAAGTATTATTCATACTAAAACGTCGCGAGGACTACGATCCTGTAAAACATAATGCATTAGGACTTAGTACAGGATTATTTAATTCTGCTACATTTATGGTTGATATGCTCTTGGAACAAGGTGTAGATGCTCGCATTGAAGTTGCTATAGATAATAATTGCATCGATCGTTTGGTCACTAAACATAAACCGACTCACGTAATTATCGAGGCATTATGGGTTGTGCCGAGTAAATTTACCGTGCTATCAAAATTACACCCTACTGTAAAATGGATAATCCGACTTCATTCAGAAATGCCCTTCCTGGCAGGCGAAGGCATGGCTATGGATTGGGTTGGTGATTATATCTGTTCACCGAATATATCTATCGGCATTAATGCTCCCAGAATGTTAGAAGAGATGCGGACCTATCTAAGAATCAAACAACAATGGTCGCATGATCAAGTGAGTGAGAAGATATTCTATCTGCCTAATTATTATCCGCAGACATATAAGACTAAAGAATATCTGATAAATAAAGAATATATTGATATTGGATGCTTTGGTGCAGTAAGGCCGTTAAAGAATCATATACTCCAGGCGATTGCGGCTCTTAAATTTGCGGATCATATTGGGAAGAAATTGAACTTTCATATTAATATAGGTCGGATGGAGATGAAGGGGGAGCCGGTCATGAATAATCTCCGTGCCTTATTTTTGCATCTTTATGAATGCGGACACCGACTCGTTGAACACGAATGGACACCCAGAGATGAGTTTTTAATGTTATGCGAGAAAATGGATATTGGATTACAAGTGTCGTTTAGTGAAACATTTAATATTGTCGGGGCCGATATTATCAGTCAGGGTGTACCATTAGTGGGTGCTGTGGAGATTCCTTGGTTAGATGAGATTTATGCGGCAAGAGCACAGTATAGTGATGAAATTTACAGAGCTCTTATACTTACACACGAATGGTCACAACACAACGTTACGTCCAATCAAGAAAAATTAACCGAATATACAAATTATTCGAGTGATGTATGGTTGAAGAGATTCAAAGGAGAAGAAAATGGATAAGACAAACAAGAAGAGATTTTTAATGAAGGTACTTAATTATGTGGATGGTAAGTTAGACCAGCTCGAATGGAGATTTTATAGACTAGAAGATGCATTAACACAAGGTGCTAAAGCCGCATGTCATAGTTATAAGATATATAATGAGCACGGGGAATTATGCCACGATAGTCATGAACACAAACATGAACATGATCACTCATACGCTTAAGAAATTAATAGTCAGAGAAAAGCCACTTATAAGTGGCTTTTCTCTTGGGTAAAACAGAATGGTGTGCAAAGGGACTGCAATGCACGATTTATTTATTTTTCAAAGAGTCTGATCTAAGTGAAGGCAGTAACCATTCTTAAAATTTAGAGCGGGATAAAATTATATGTCAATCCTGCGTTATTTTAAATATTCTTTTAAATACTCCTGAGTTAATATTTCTAACTCTTTATCTAATATAGTTCCATTAATGAGCTTATTAAATGAATTAATCTGATTATATTCTTTTTCTGTAAGCAATTTAATATCGTCTTGCTGTAATTGTATACTAAAATTGGGATCAAGTCTACCTGATTTTAATGATAATACATCACGGTCTGCAATAGGATTAATCCCAAAACTAATACTGATACCTTGTCTTCTAAAAGAAAGTATATAATCAATAATTGATTGAACATCTTTATAATTTAATAAAGTTACTGTAATAACAATATTTAAGATAATATCTGGATATATTTTTTTACGTTCATTTAATTTACCTGCCAATTCTTCAAAATTTCTTTTCCATAAATCCCAATTAAGATATTTTCGTGTTATATTCTCTCCTAGAGAATCCAAACTAGCTGCTATCCCAACTCGTTTATGCCGTTCAATAATATCTAATAATATATTAAATGTTGCATCACCATATGATAGATTTGTAATTATTACGATATATCTATCCATATCAGGTTCTAATTCCTTTAAGAAATTAATACAGGTAGGTTCCATCATTGGTTCTCCACCTGTGATACTTATTCTCTTTAATTTCGAAACATCTAATATATCATTTATACACGATGGTGGTGTAGAATTTAATTCATATACCTTAAATTTCTTAGAAAATTTATGTTGAGAATCTTGCCACATACTAGATACATTTGGACTACAATAAATACACATTAATTGACACTTATTTGAAAATGCCACTTCAATCGCGCCTACCGGTTGATATGGATCAAGTGTATCCCATTTATCTTTCCATACATCGGGGTGTAAAATATGTGCTGACCACATCCGACGATAAGACATTCCTGTTTTATCGTCCCGTTCCCAACAAGTTGTACATTGAGAATTTCTTTCATTATTAATGACAGATTTTCTTAATTCTATTAATGATGAAGTTAATACACCCGTATCTTTATCGATTGGGTCGTGTTGTGTTCTACAACACGCAGCGAAGGTATTATTCTTAAGATTTAGTACATGGAATCCCGTAAATGGTAATGAACATCTATTATCTTCAGTCATATTGTATCGAAATCTATAGGTTGGAGCGGGGTAACGGGTTCGAACCGTCGACCTTAACTTTGGCAAAGTTACGCTCTACCAACTGAGCTAACCCCGCAATGTTTTATTTATCACATGGTATAACATAGTCATAAAAATAGGGATCATTGATCCCTATTTTATATTAATAACTGATATTAATTAGGTCCGCCAGCATCTTTCTTCGATTCTGCATATGCTTTGCAATCGGCCGAATCCGGTGTTGCCTTGCAATGTGCTAAGAATTGATCAAATGCTTTCTTCTCTGGCGAGTCCTGGAACTTACTGCAAGCACCCAATGCAAATGCAATAGCTACCATAGCTAATAAACTTTTCTTCATAGTAATCTCCCTTATAGTTCTTATGAACAGTAATATTTATCATCTAAGAAATTACGATCATAAGGAAAGGGCTCTAGAGCCCTTTCCTTGTCTACGATTCCTTAGAAATCGTAGCGTTGTACCATTACAGTCTTAAGCATGATACTGATCGGTGTCATTTCTTCTCCACCCAACACTGACTTAACAATGCTTGGCGAGAATCCAGACACAAGAGCTGTACCAGTCTTGTTGTATGTAACCGGGCTGTTACCAGCACGACCATTCAAGTTCCAGAACACAACCTGCGGAACCTTGTAACCAGCTGCCGCATATTCTGCTTCGATGAACTCCATTGCGCTTACGCTTACTGGAGCACCACGAGATGTTGAGCTGTATCCGGACACCTTACCAGAACCGCCTGTTGTTACACAAGCGTCAAATTCCATGTCTGACAAGATCAAGATCTTTGTCGGCATTTCCTTCTGGTCAACCTTGCTCTTAACTGCTGCATTCAAGATTAACTTGAATACTGCACCCAAGTCAGTGTTCATAGACCAGTTGGAACGGGCCATCTGGTCATAACGCTGTTGTAGGTTACCCTTTAAGTGCAACATTTCTGGTGCACCAGAGAAAGTAACGAACTGGTCCTTGAACACGCCGCCCATGCGTTCCGATGTGTACAATCCCAATGAGATTGCAACGTCCATAGCAGTTACGCTACCGGATACAGCAACACCACTCATAGAACCCGAAACGTCAACAACCGGTAGGATGTTTTCGTCCGAACCTTCTAAGTAGTTCGGCAGAGCCGCCCACTGTGCGTTAGCAACAGTCTTGTCACCGTTGTTTAACGAACGGATAACATCGTACGGATATACCGCACCAGCGTTGATCTTAGCTTCGCCAGTAACCAACTTAGCCTTGTAGTCGGCATAACCCTTCGGGTCATGCTTCAAGAAAGCCTTCTGGTAACGACCAGCTGCAACAGACGGAATGTGCGGATACACAATACCATCCCACTCGCGAGCACACATCTTCTGTTCAACAGTGTTGGACAGACCAACGAGTAACTTACGATACTCCTTTGGAGTTAGCTTCAAGTACGAACGAATCTTGTTCGCTTCCGAACCCTGACGTGGCATCCACTTAGCACATAGGCCGGACTGCGATGCATCCTTCAATCCTGCAGCAATTAAGCGCAGAGCTTCACGCTCTAAGGGAGTTCCGAATACAACGAACAAGTCGTCCCAACGACCGAGTTCTGGCACCTTTACCAACAGGCGCGAAGCCAACGCTGGTTCAGTCTTCAGAACATAGGCGAACAACTTACGGAAAGTTTCACGTTCACCTGCACCACCACGTGCATCACGTGCCCATTCAAGGACACGGATTGCAACTTCGGAGTCTTCTACCATTGCACCAACAAAGGTAGGTGTGATATCCTTACCACGGCTTGCACCGGCTAAGAAAAATAGGTCCACGTTCTTGTTTAACGAGGATGCGTTTGTAACTGCACCGTTGGCTGTTACTGCTGTTGCGTTTACCGCTTCAAATAATGATGTCATTTTACTTTCTCCTTCAGAATTGTTAATTTACGTGATTGCTGTTCAAATTCTTTAAATCAAGATCACTTTTATTGCCGGCTGTGCTGCTGTTACACTACTAGCAGGGAATCGCACCCTGTCTCGCTGGTTGGATTTTAAATGCTGCATGGATCTTTTAAAATTAAATAAAAACAGACTAGCTTTTGGCGAGTTTTTGCTTTCCCCTCCGGAAAGGTTCGATAACTTTCGTTACCTGTGCATATTTTATTTTGTTGCTGTAACTAATCTTTAAATGTCTACAAGTGTGCTAGTTTAGTTGAACAAATTATCTTTGTCAACTAAACCAGAACTTAATTGAAAACAGAGTGATGTAAGGGACAATAGTTTATACCTTTCGGTACTCTATTGCAAGAGAGCCTTACCCCTCGTTCGAACCTTTTACATCGTCCTAGGATGTTCGTTGCACACCCACTTAGCTTCAACGCTACTCATTCGAGATAGCTCCACTAAGTGCGTTAATACACAACTTCAACGGGTTTCCCCTCCATTATGTATATTTTAAGCAACACCGTAGATGCTCTTTCGAGCTAGGTTTGTTTGCTGTATTCACTCTTTGTAATTATACAAGTTGTATTGTATAGTGTTTTAGTTATACAGTCAACCTAATTTAGGTGTGGATTTGGGGTAAAAAACGCCATTATGTGCTAATTCTTTATCTATGAAGTCTATAGCACGTTTAATAAGTCTTTTATAATCTCTTGATTGTGTTCTTTCTGGAAATAAATCTTCTATCTCATATTTCACAAGAAGATGTTTAAGATCGTTCAAAACTTTTGGTCGGACTTGGTCTGGTGATGATTTAATTGCTCTAGGAATAATCCTCGTTGATAATACATCTAATATCTCCACAAACCTTGCGTTTATTTCTGCTGGTTGTGCGCGATACTGCACTGTGCTGTAAGGATCATCTCTGCGATGCTCTTTTTTCTTTGGTGTAAAATATTTGTGTATATTTTCGGGATCTTTATTCATTGGACTTGGCGGAAATGAATCTGATTTGAGTTCATCCAATGCATGGCGCAGTTCGTGTGTAATTGTAGTACGCATACGATCTGTACCCAAGTAATCAGCATTTAATACTATAGACTTAGTTCGGTCTTCCCAGAATGCTAATATATTCTTAGATATTTTGATTTTGTCAGATGATGCAACATTATCTGCTCTTCTTAGGAACGGTTCTCCACCCTGTATTTCGATACCGATTGGGTCTAATCCTGCTATTGATGTATCAAAGAGTTCGCCAATTCTACCAATACTAACTAATTCCTGATCTTCATCATCATAGTCAATATCGGTGCCGATATAAGGTTGTAGCTTTGCATAAATGGCGGAAGACAGGGAAATTAATGCCCTGTCTTCTTCTGTCGTTTCGAAAAGTTCCTGTAATCTCATACACTATTTATCTTAATCTTAATTTTTTGTATATCAGGGCCAATAAGTCATTAAGATGATAAATATGTATATGTCAATACCCTATACCTATCTAATCGGTTGGTCTAATCATAATCTCTGGTATTATGGTGTCCGTTATGCCAAAGATTGTGACCCAGCCGATTTATGGATCACATATTTCACTAGTTCTAAAAAAGTTAAAGAATATAGAGAAAAATTGGGTGAGCCAGATATAAAACAAATACGAAGAGTATTCGATCTACCCAAAGTTGCTAAAATATGGGAAGATAAAGTATTAGCTAGAATGAATGTAAGGGATAATCCAAAATGGATTAATACGTCAAATAATTATTCATTTGCTGCTACCGACTCATCATGGAATACCGGATTAACTAAAGAAACTGACAAACGATTAAATAAAATGTCAAAAACAATGTCTGCTACCAGAAAAGATAGATATTGGAAAACAGGGGACTATATAAGATCGATGGATCAAATTGTAAAAAATAGAATGGATCAAATTGTAAAAAATAATCCGAATTTTACATTCAGCACATATGAATTATTTTCAGAATTCTGTAATAATGAATTTATATTAGGAAAATCTATCACAGAAATTTCAAAATGTGCTAGTGTCGATATGACAACTATAAAACTTGCCATTAAATTTAAAACCGGATCTATTCCTATAATCGATCAATCCTGGACAAAACTAAGAAAAAATAATCCAGATTTACCTTTTAATAATTATAAAGAATTATGCGATTATTTATATTCAGAAATACAAATTAATGGCCGTAAAAAATGGCACCTACAGAAAGAATTAAAAATTTCTGATGATGCCATTAAGCGTGCTATTCGTTTTTCAGAAGCCAACGATTATTAATTGCCTTAAAACTAAATTTCCCATCTATTCGTTTAAATACGACTCCTTCTCTTATCGCAGCGTTAAGTGATGGACCATCGGCAAATTTTAATAATTGATCCATTGTGGTAATACCTAATGTATCATATAAATTTGCACTGTAGGCAATAACAGGGACATGTTGTACCATATCTCTATCTACACCGAATAACCAAAGTTCTTCCATAAGTTTATGATGACGCTCAGAAGGTATTAGATAACAATTATTATCAATGTCAAATATATCAAATACAAATAATTTTACAGATTTAAGCTGTTCTTTGTTGGCCTGTATATTTGGCCCGCATAACTCGCCTTGTATTGCTAGATTGCGGTTTAATTGGCGAAATACGGACTGTAGTCCGCTATCTATAAACATACGGACCATGCTATTGTTTTCATTAGCACCGTCTAACTTTAATTCCCAATTACGGCTACAGACACCTTCTTCCTTGTCTGCATAAAATGCAGTGAAAGATGTGCCATCTA